CTGCGTAACATCCTTGGTTAATTCAGGCGAACTACCGTAATAGTCCCGCCAGTCTGAATCAATTTTGCTACGGATTTTCTTTTTCTTCTTAGTGCCGTTCTTGAGTTTTACTGTTTTGTAAGTAGTTTTTGAGAATTTTGCTAATTTTTTGCCTATGTACATACGCCCAGAAGTCATGTTTGTTATCAAATATACAAACCCAACACATTCTTCCGGAAGCGATTCAACGATTTCATTGTTATAGTACCAAGACATAATGTATGTATATTATTCTTCATTGGTACCCTTTGCCTTTTGGTTTGCCTTGCGTAGAGCCTTGTCTCGATCCAGCCATACACGGTACTGCTGTACATGTGCTCTGCGATCACGAGCTATTATACGAATCTGCGCTAGCCAATAGCGCATGTTTTCACCTGCCCTGCGAGTGCCTTTTGCTTGCCAATCTTGATTTGCCTTAAAATATTCCCTAAACGCCGCCATGAGTTGCTCATGCGACTCTTCATTTTGATATGGAGTGGGCTCAACGTGTTTACTCATTGATCTCTAAGTCGTTGGCATAGCTAGTATAGCCATTTTCCTTAACGACTTTTAGCACATTGTTCACACGACCAATTAGTTCGTCCTTGTGTGATATCAAGAATATGTTCTTTTTGCGTTCACGAGCCATTTTTTTCAATACAGCCAGTGCGCCTTCTACACCCGAAGCATCCAAGCCATTGTCAATTAGTTCATCTACAAACAGTAAATTGATGTTTTGATATAGGCTTTCCCATACATCGCGGAACGCCCAACTCAGACCCAAGATAAGACGATTGCGCTCACCCCGTGATAGGTTGTCAAAATCCAAGTCCTGCCCCAGTTGAGTAATCATAACTGTAAGATCATTTTGAAATAGTACGCTGTGTGGCAAACCCATCTTGTCCAAGTAATAGGTTAGACGATTGTTCAAGTAGGCTAGATTTTGATCTATGATCTTTTTACGAATAAACGAATCTTTTGATGTCAACAGTTTAAGCAAGAACTCTTGATGATCCTTGAGACTGCTAAGTTCATTAACACGGTCCCATGAAATTTCCTGGAGAGCTGTGTCGGTTAGTTCGTCAATTTGCTCTTGATAAGGATCAGCATCGTGGCTTTTTTGTACCAGTTGATTTTCCAAGGTCTTTAAGTTGTTTTGATGCTTAAGAGCTTGCTCAATTGTATCATAGTAAGTAACAGGCTTGCGGGGTATTTCGCCCACTGCTTGAATCTCGGCTTGAATTTTTTCTAAGTCTTTTGAAACTTTGTCATAGTATTTTTTTGCTTCATTGAGGTGACCCTGTGCAACAGTGGTCATTTCTTCATGTTTGTGATCATGTAGTTCTTGTTCACATGCGTGACAGGTCTTGTTAGCCAACTTGGCAAGCTCGCCGTTATACTTCGTAACGCTTCGCTCTGCTTGCGCTATCGCGCTATTCAAAGTAGCTTGCTCCTTTTCTAGGCTTTTCAGCTTCGCTGATTTTTCAGAAAAATCTTTCAGCTCGCTGTGCTTCGCAAGTTCAGTTTCAATATCCACACTTTCAAGTTCTACAATAGCACGACCAATCTTTTCTAAATCTTGTGCATGTTGTGTATTCCAGGCATTTTGTTTAGTCAGTAGACTATCAATACTTTTTTGTATGCCTTCGTTACTGCGTTTGGTAGCTTCAATGTTAGCTGTTTCTTGTGTAATAGCATCTTTGGTCAGTTTGACCAATTCCTTGAGTGCATCTGCTTTTTCACTAAGAAGCGTAATACCTAGTAATTGCTCAATGATCACACGCTGGTCATTGGCCCGCATACTTAAAAACGGCTCAGTGTATGTGTTAAGAGCAACAATATGTTTGAACATGTCATGGCTCATGCCTAACAGGTCATCTAAATCCTTTTGTGTTTCACGCATGTCGCCTTGTGCATCATCTGTTTCTTCAGTTTCTTGAGCTTGGTCGTTAACAAAAAACTGTAGTACATTAGGTTTGCGGCCACGTTCAATTCGATAGTCTGTGCCATCTTTTTCAAAAGCCAGTGTTACCAACATATTTTTATTGTTGGTTTTATTAATCAAGTTATCTTTTTTAATATTAGTTAATGCATTGCCAAACAGGGCAAAACTCAAGGCATTTACAATAGTTGTCTTACCTGTACCGTTACGTGAACCACTATCATCGCCGCCTTGATCTAAATTTTCACCCAGTACAAGGGTTAGATTTTCTTGGGCAAAGTTTACTGCCTGGGTCTGGTTGCCCACACTCATAAAATTTTTAACTGTTAATTCTTTAAGTTTTATACTCATAAGCTATTATAAATTTCCAACAAGGTGTTTTTGTTATATGTTTCGCTGTCAATACTAATAATCTGATTGCTTACAATTTGATCTACGCTTTCAAAAGCCTGGATATCAATACTAGTATTAATTTCAGCTTCTTTCTTTTCTGCAATTAGTGTTAGTTCACGAATGTCATAATCACCAATAAATTTTTCTTTAATAAAACTAGCTTCTTCAAAACTAATATCAATGTCTAAAGTCACACGAAGATGTTGTTTAGGTTTAATAATTTTATCAGCTTCATCGATTAGCTGGCTTAATTTAACTGTACGAAATGTAGGTTGTCCAGGCCAAGTAAAATACGTGGGAGTGCCTCCCCACTCTAACACCATCATACCACGCTCATCATCCCAAGCATCTGAATAATTGTGCGGAAATGCGTTGCCAATATAAATCATATTTTCATTTTGTTGGCGTTTATGAAAGTGCCCACTGAATCCTAGTTCAAACCCCTTGAACGCATCTACTTGAAGTTCGCCGTGATCAGGCATTTGTACCATGGCATTCATAAAGAATTTAGGTAATTCAAAATGTCCAAAACAATACTTGCCACCTTTTTTGCTTATTGATTTCCATTCTTCACCAACCAGCCAGGGACACAGCGTGACATCTCCAATAGTAGTAGGCTCATGTACCACAGTGATACCAGGTATATACTTTCCAAACTCCACACTGTGTATGTCCCGTTTGTCTTTGTAATACAAATCATGATTACCAGGAAAGAAATAGAAGTTATCAAACGCCTGACCGAGCTTTTCCAGAACTCTCAACGAGTAATCCATTGTAACTACATTTAATGTATTTCGATTATGATGAAAATCTCCAAGAAATAATCCTGTGTCACATCCTTCGGATTTTGCTTTAGATATGAACCAGTCAACAAAATCTTCGCAGTCTTGATTATGAATTGACGAATTACTTTTCAGTCCAAGATGGAGATCTGTAAATACAGCCGCTTTCTTAAATAAATTTTCCATATTTTCCTTTATCTACAATCCACTAATGGATCTCTTAATTTTACTATCTTATAACCTCGAAAATCAAGATTTTTGATGCAAACTTTTAATCCGTATTGTACATCTATTCCTAATGCTCTTGTTGCTTGCCCGCATGAATCAAATATTTTAATCTCGCCGTTGGGTGTAGTTACTTGTACCTGGAATCCGTATTTTGCATGTTGTTCTTTTTCTTTTTTTGTAAACCCTACGGACGCGATTCTTGTTAGTCTTGTTTCAATTTTAGTTTTGTAGGATAATCGTTCCGCCTCGCTCAGACCTAATTTTGCGTGTTTTTCTTTTAATGTATTTGATCTTTTTTCAATATGTTTTCTTGTTATATGGCTCGACCCGCCTAAAGAATAATTATTTAGATTATAATAAGTTTTATTTTCTCTAATATTGGGAATACGGTCCAACCATTCTTGCTCTTTTTTTAACAGTAGTTTTTTATCGTCTTCAATAAGATATTCTAATACATTCATCTTAAAAAGATCTGGATTTCGAGTGTATGCTGGCTTAAATGCCTTACCAGATCCTATATAATAATCATCCACAGATCCGTAATGAGATCCAATATACTTTTTCTCATTCTTAGTATTTGTCCACTCGTAAACGTATCCATAATAATCAATTTTATATTTCATAGTTAATGTCTCCTATAATTATTTATCATAGGCGATTGGCATTGTGTACTTATTACTCACTAGCTTCCTCGTTTCGTTTTAGTGCGGCCGCATGTTCTCCAGCACCAGTACGGCTATAACTTGGATTCATACCGTTAATTTCTAGTATATCATCACGTATATTTTGATTGCGTTTTTCAATATTAATAACACGAACAAAACTATTAGTCACAGCCGCAGTAAAATAAGCAAACGGATTATCCGACTTGCTTTCGTCAAATTGTAAGCCAATTTGTGTTAACTGTAGTATAGCTTGGCCTTTCATTTCATCATTATATGTGTAGCCACGCACGTTGCCGCGAGTAGCGTATCTCTCACATAATTTTAACATCATACGTGCTAAGGTGTTAGTAATTTGGCCAGCATCTTTATCAAAGTGTCCTTTCTCTAAATCGCCCTTCCAATGACTCTTGCCCACACATATTAACTCATCTTCATCGTTAAATTTCCAATGTTGGAATGGAGGAAAGTTTACTTTGTCATGTTTGTCTGCCGTGCTTTTTGGATTCTTTTTACGAGTAGTATTTCCAGGTACATGATCGTAAGTCATAATCCTAAAAACTACATCCGTTTTGGCTATTTTTTTGTAGTCAATTTCGCAGTCTGCTTGTTTGACTTTTTCGCCTGCTCGTTTACGTCTGGTATATTCTTCATCGCCTTGACGTTTAGCCCTAGCACGTTTGGCTTCTGCGATACTTCTTATATTAATCTTATCTACACTGGGTAGTATGATGTCATATTGGTGATATTCTGGTTTGGTAAAGCTACAATATGATGTTTTGCTTTTATGTATTTCAAGTAGCATATCTTTGTTGTTTAGATAGTTTACTTTAGGTGTATTTGGTGTCATCCTATTCAGTCTCCGATGTAACATTATAAACTACGCACTTAATAAAGTCAAATAAATAATATACCAAAAGGAAAAACATTATGGGATTACTTGACTTAACATCTTCGATAGGTGCATCGCAAAACGTATTGGGCGCAGTAACGGGTGCTTCCGGTGCAGTTAGTAACCTGAGCGGCGCACTAGACCAAGCAATGAGTGGCGATATCATGGGTGCTATCCGTAGTGTTGATTTACCGGCAGCGGGTGAAGCAGTTGGTGATATCATAAGTGCTGTGTCTACCTTTGGTGGCGATGCAAATCCTAATGATTGGCGGGTTAGATTAAGCCTAGCTAATTGGAGCTCATTTAAATCTAGCCCAGTGTTGCAACCATTAAAAGATGCCGGTGGTTTAATATTTCCTTATACTCCTACTATTGCAATGAATAGTGGAGCCAAATATGATACCATTCCAACAACTCATACTAACTTCAATTTCCAGGCTTTTAAGAATAGTGATCCAGGAACGATAACTATTACAGCACCGATGAATGTTGAAGATCCAACACAAGGATTATACTGGATTGCCGCACTTCATTATTTAAGAAGTTTAACAAAAATGTTTGCAGGTCTTGATCCTAAAGCAGGTAATCCTCCTCCAATTGTATTTTTAAACGGTTATGGAAATTATGTGTTTAAAAATATACCTGTGGTAGTAACACAAGTACAGGCAACATTAGATGATAAATGCGATTACATCGGTGTTAATGTTGTAGGTAGTGCCGCAGGAGCCGCACAAGGTCTTGCAGACAGTGTGGGAGGTCTAGCTGGTAGTTTAGGCGGAGTAGCTGGTAGTATTTTAGGACCAGACCTTGGTGGTAGTGTTAGCGGATTTTTAGGAGGCGTTAGCAATATTGCAGGAGGTATAGGTCAAGTGGCCGCACTTGCAGGAACATTTGGTCTAGGCGGATCAATCAGCGGAGGTGTAAGTCATGTGCCAACTAAGAGTACATTTGTTGTGACCCTACAACCGATATACAGTAGAAGTAGCGCACGTAATTTTAGTCTTGATAGATTTGTTCAAGGCGGATATTTAAACAACGCATTTGGATATATTTAAAATGTCAGCAAATTATATTAATACAAGTCCTTGGTACAATACTACAATAACTAATAATTATTTGGATATACTGACTATTCGACCTGTCAGCGCAGATCCTGATGATTTTTTATATACAATACAAACTCAGTATACATATCGTCCAGATTTATTAGCCAGTGACTTGTATGGTGAACCTGGTTTGTGGTGGGTGTTTATTCAACGCAATTTAGACGTACTACAAGATCCTATTTTAGATTTTGTTCCAGGTACACAAATTTACATACCAAAAGGTAGTAGTTTAACCACAGTGTTAGGACTATAATATGGGATTACTTGACGATGCTAGTGGACTAATTAATTCTGCAACTACATCTATTAGTAGTTTAGGCAGTAGTGCAAGCTCATTGCTTGATTCAGGCCCAGCCAGTGCATTGAGTAGCATAGGCGGTGCTATTGGAGGCCTGTTAGGAGGAGCTGGATCTTTTATAAAGAAATTAGGTGCTAGTGTAAAGTTACCTTTACCCAATCCTTTGTTTAGTTATGCAAGTTATGATTATGTATTAGGCATAGCTGTTATACCTCCAGCAGACGCTAACGCACCAGACACCAGCTATATGAAATCTAAAAAATATGATTTAATAGCTAAATCAGCAAACATTGACCCTAGCAATAGAGTAAAAACAAACTATGGACAATTTGATTTCTTTATTGAAAATTTAGAAATGGCCGCAGTGGTTGGATTTGAAAAAAATAAAAATACCAATACTGCCAGTATAAAATTTGAGATTAGAGAACCATATAGTATGGGCATGTTTATGATGTCTTGCCAAGTAGCCGCACAAAACGCAGGATACACTAATTGGTTGTCAGCTGTGTTTCTATTAACTATAGATTTTAGAGGTAACACTGAAACAGGAAAAATTGCAACAATACCAAATACCAGTAGAAAAATTCCTATGAGATTAAAAATAATTAACTCACGAGTTGACTCTATGGGTATGATATACGAATGTACGGCCCAACCGTGGAATCAATCAGCATTGAGTTCTGCCATTGCAAACATTCCAGTCGATCACAGTGTGCGTGGAGTTACTGTACAAGAAATTTTACAGTACGGTGAAAAAAGTCTACAAGCATTATTGAACAAGAAAGCTAGACAAAAAGTATATGATAAATTAGTTGCCTATCCAGATGAATATATTATTTTATTTCCAAAGAAAGGTTCATATAGTGGTCAAAAAAGTGGTGCTGGCGGCAAAACAGAAGTAAAATCAAGTGCTACTACTAGTGCCAAGACATCAGAAGCAATATACAAAATTATAGGTGTTTCTAAAGACGAGACAACTGGTCTGTCTGTACAACAAACAGCAGATACTAATGCTATTGGCACATCAAAAATGCCGTTTAGTGTTGATCAAAAAGGTTCAATACCTAACGGAAAAGAAGTTGAACTATACGATACCGCTGGCAATTATTGGAAACGTGGCTTGAACACTATCAATTATGATTCAAGCAATTTTCAATTTAGACAAGATTCCGATATACCAAACGCAATTAATCAAGTGGTTTTACAAAGCGTGTTTCCTACCAAAGTAACACTTGATCCGTTCCAACTTAGTCCAGAAGGTTACAAAACTTTATGGAGAATACACACTAAGGTTTACATTGTGGACACAAATGCTAATGATGGGTACACCGGAGAAAAACCTTGCATTTATGTGTATGAAGTAACAGAGTATGACGTTGGATCTAGTAGTACAACTGCTAATAATCTAAGACCATATGGTTTAGATGCCTTAAAAAAACACGCAGTAAAACAATATGACTATCTATATACTGGAAAAAATGTAGATATACTAAAGTTTGATATAGAATTAAATGCCAGTTATTATACTAAACTATCAGCTACTAGTCCTGCAAAATCTTTAGATCCTAAAACACAAGCTCAGCAAAGCCAAGGTACTACAGATGTGTCTGTACCTAATCAAATGCCCAAAGGACAAAGTGCAGATACTAAAACTCCTGTTGTTCCTAACAGTGCCAGACCAGCTCAAACTGAAACTTCGAGCGATAATAAAGGCGGAAGTCCTGGCGAAAGTATCGAAACTAGAGCTGCCAGACAATTTTTTGATATTGTTACCACTGGTATCGAACAAACAACATTAAACATGGAAATCATAGGAGACCCGTATTATATTGCTCAAAGCGGCACAGGCAATTATACCAGTCAATCAACCGAATACCATAATCTTACTTCTGATGGAACAGTAAATTGGCAAAATGGCGAAGTCGATATTTTAATTAATTTTAGAAGTCCGATAGATATTAATCAATCAACTGGTTTATATAATTTTGGATCAGGCACTAAATCTGCTCCCGTAGTACATTTTAGCGGCCTATATAAAATACAAAAATTAACCAGCCATTTCAAAGACGGAAAGTTTACACAGAATATAGTAGGAGTGAGACGCAAAGGTCAGGAAAGTTCTAAACAAGCCGCCAAGACAGATTCGTTTAATGTTGGAACACAAAAAACAATTGGCGATAAACCAACTAATGACCCTAAACTAATATCTGCTACAAATCCAACAGGATCAACTGCTCCAAACAACGGCTGGGGCGAAGGTTAAAAATGAATATCTATGACGACAATTACAGCCCGGCACATGATCCAATGCCGCGCCCTGGTCCATTTTTGGCCAAGGTAGTTAGCCATCAAGATCCTACTTATATGGGTGTACTTGAAGTACAACTACTGAGACCATCTGGTAATACAGATAATGAAAGTCAACTAGTACATGTAAGGATGCTAAACCCGTTTTATGGTGTTACTAACTTGGGCTATGTTGATGATAGCACTAACGATTATAATAATAGTCAAAAAAGTTATGGCATGTGGTTCGTTCCACCTGACCCTGGATCTATTGTAATGGTGTTCTTTGTCGATGGTGATCCTAAACGTGGTTTTTGGTTTGGATGCGTAATGGACGAATCAATGAACTTTATGTTGCCTGGATTAGCCGCAACAGAAAAAGTTGTTGAATCTGTAGATAGTGATAATAATGGCACACAAGGTAGATCTCCAGTTAGTGAATATAATAAAATTATCAATGCTACTGGTATTAACGATCCAGAACAAGTATTAAAAGCCAAACATCCTTTAGCAGAAGTATTGTCAAGACAAGGCTTGTTGTTAGATGATACAAGGGGTATTACTACCAGCAGTGCAAGACGCGAAACTCCAAGCACAGTGTTTGGTATCAGCACACCTGGACCAATAGATAAAAGAACAGATACTGGTAGTGGTGATTCTGCTAAAAAAGGTCCTGTTGGCAAACAAGAATATAAAACACAAGTCTTTGTTAGTAGACTTGGCGGAACTACATTTGTCATGGACGATGGCGATCCAGCATTTTTGCGCAAAGGATCGGCAACGGCAAATCCTCCAGAATACGCCAGTGTAGAATTAGGAGAAGATGGTGGCGATGTTGAAATTCCTCATAATGAATTAGTACGCATTAGGACACGTACCGGGCATCAAATTTTGTTACACAATAGTGAAGATTTAATTTACATTGGTAATGCCGCTGGCACTAGTTGGATTGAAATGACCAGCAACGGTAAGATTGATATCTATGCGGCTGACAGTATAAGTGTTCATTCAAAAAATGATATTAATTTTTATGCTGACCGAGATATTAATATGGAAGCAGGTCGTAACTTTAACTTAAAAGTTGCAGATCGACATCAAACAGAAATAGGCGGAAACAAAATTCTTATCGTAAAAGGCGATAATACAATACATGTTTCTGGTAAAGAAAATAATACAATCGATGGTAACAACAATTATACTGTTGGCGGCAATCTTGATATTAATGTTGGCGGCAATACACTTCTTACCAGCGGCGGAGATTATGATTTGAATTCAGGAGGTCATAATAATTTTACAGCAGGCGGCGATACAAACATCAATAGTGGCGGTAATCATATTGAAACTGCAACATTGATTCATATGAATGGTCCAGCAGCCTCAACAGCTGGCAAAGCTGATAAAGCTGATAAACCAGATCCTCTTAGTACACATATAAACCCAATAGATGATACGTCTACAAATGTTATTAAGAGCATTATGCAACGTATTCCAAACATAGAGCCTTGGCCACATCATGAAAATCTGGATCCTCAAAGTTTTGTTAGTGATAAAACAGATAGAGAATCATCTGACGATATTGCTGTACCAGATGCATGGAAAGTATACTCAACTACAGTAGATACTTTTACTAGACCAAAACCGCAAGATACTAGCGCAAATCAAGGAAGTTAATAATGGCCACAATCTTTAATAAAATTACATTACCAGCTAAATCAACATCTATAGCTAGTCCTCAGATGTACAGGGGATTTAGTTCAGTCAACACAAATTCTGAAAATTTTAGATTGTACGATTTTGACTTAATCAAACAAGATATATTAAATCATTTTAATACACGTCAAGGTGAGCGTTTAATGAATCCGCAGTTTGGATGCATTATATGGGCTTTGATTTTTGAACCCTTAACCGAGCAAGTTAAAGACATTATTTTACAAAATGTTAATACAATTATCAATTATGATCCTAGGGTACAAGCAGAAAATGTTGTTATTACTCCATATGATACAGGGCTACAAATTGAATGTGTTTTGAAGTATTTGCCCTATAACATACAGCAGAATTTACAATTACAGTTTGATCAACAAAACGGATTGTTATCAACATTGTAATTAACTGCCCACATAATTTTATTCAATAAATACAGATATAGGACATAATATGAGCTCAACAGATAGACAAAATAACCTGTTAATATCTGAAGATTGGAAGAAAATCTACCAGTCTTTTAAGAATGCAGACTTCCAAAGTTACGATTTTGATAACTTACGCCGTACAATGATTGATTACATTCGTACGAATTTCCCTGAAGATTTTAACGATTATATTGAGTCTAGCGAATACCTTGCCCTTATCGACCTTATTGCCTATGTGGGCCAAAGCATAGCTTTCCGTGTTGACTTAAATGCCCGTGAAAACTTCCTAGAACTAGCAGAACGCCGTGACAGTATTTTACGTCTAGGGCGCTTGGTCAGCTATAACGCTAGTCGCAATACAGCCGCAACTGGCCTATTAAAATTTGCCACAGTTTCTACTACAGAAAGTGTTATTGACAGCAACGGGCGTAATTTATCAGGACAATATATCAATTGGAATGATAGTGCAAACACCAACTGGTATGATCAGTTTATTAAAATAATTAACGCCGCAATGCCTAGCACACAGCAATATGGTAATCCTAGTGATAGCGGAACAATTTATGGAGTTAGTACTGCACAATACAGATTTAATGCTGTTAGTACAGCAGTGCCAGTTTATAGTTTTAATAAAACGGTAGCTGGGCAATCAATGAATTTTGAAATTACCAGTACAACATTTAAAGGTCAAACATACATTTATGAAGAACCTCCAACAATTGGCAATAGTATAGCCTGCATCTACAAAGACGATGGATATGGTGCTGGTAGTGCTGGTACAGGATTCTTTTTTAATTTTACACAAGGTACACTAAATCAAGGCACATTTAATGTTAGCCAACCAAGTAGCAATCAACAAATTAATATTGACACACAAAATATTAACAATACCGATGTATGGTTATATAGCCTAAATCAAAATGGCCTTGAAAGCACTTTATGGACACAAGTGCCTGCTACTACTGGAAATAATATTATCTACAATAGTTTGAGTAGCAAAATTAAAAATATTTATAGTGTAATTACTAGAGCAAGTGATGCTATTAGTTTAAGTTTTAGTGATGGTACATTTGGAAATTTACCTCTTGGAGATTTTAGAGTTTATTATAGAGCCAGCAATGCTTTGACTTACACTATTAATCCAACAGACATCAGAAATGTTTCTATCACAATTCCTTACACTAGTGCTCAAGGCAAAATAGAAACATTATCAATTATTTTAAATTTACCAACCACTGTGTCAAATGCCGCAATAAGCGAAACAAACGCCAGTGTACAACAAAATGCTCCGCAGACATACTATACACAAAATCGTATGATTACTGGCGAAGACTACAATATTAGTCCTTTATCGGCAACAACACAAGTTTCAAAAGTTAAAGCAGTCAATAGATCTAGTAGTGGTATTAGTCGTTATTTTGATCTTACTGACCCAACAGGCAAATATTCAAGCACTAATTTATTTGCCGATGATGGCGTAATATATCAAGAAAATTATATCAGTAGTATTAATTTTAATTATTTGACACAAAATGATGTCGAAGGAATTATCTATAATGAAGTTTATGATATATTAAACACTCCTGATTTTCGTAATTTTTACTACTTAAATTATGTAAATTATCTTACAGCTAGTTTAAATATTGTTTGGTATAATATAACAAGCGATAGTAATACTTCATCTGGATACGTTGGCGGTGTCGGCGGAACACAAAGTATTCAACCTTATCCTGTTGGTTCATATACAGCAACTGATTTAAAATATTTAACACCAGGTGCATTGGTAAAATTTACTGTAACAAATACATCAACACAATATTTTGATACAAAAAATAAAAATAAAATTGTTACTCCATCTGATGGAAATGTAAATGTTACTGGTGCAAGTTCTTATATTTGGACTGAAGTTGTTAGTGTAGTAGATGATGGTACTGCTAGTGGTACTGGTATCTTATCAACAAACTTTGGACCAATTGTATTAGATTCAGTAGTACCTAATGGAGCAATAGTAAGTCAAATTATTCCAAAATTTACAAAAACTATTGATTCAACTGTGATTACAACTATGATTGATTTAATTTTTTCAAATCAATTATTTGGTTTAAGATACGACGGTACAAGTCAAAGTTGGCAAATTATATTTGAAACTAACTTGGATACCAGTAGTCCTTTTAGCCTAAGCAACCAAGGTGATACATCAAATAGTCAAAAAGATTCTAGTTGGATGCTGTTGTTTACAACTAATAATCAATACTATACCGTAACTTCTAGACAGTTGCGTTATATATTTGAAAGTAATCAACAAGTAACTTTTTACTTTGATACCAATACAAAAATATATGATACTGTATCTACCTCAATAGTAAAAGATAACATAAAAATATTAAACATTAATACACAACCAAATACAACACAGTCGTTTAATAATGATTATGTATGGGATATTGTAAGTGCTTACAATGGATTAGATGGATATGTAGATTCAAAGAAAATTGTTGTTAGTTTTGCAGATTCTAATAATAATGGAGTGGTGGACAATCCGCAATTATTTTTAGACATTGTTAATCCAACAAATTCTGGTTATAACAAATACATAGTTGAACAAAAATATTTGATTACCCAAGGTCAAGAAGATTATCGATATATTCCAAACGATCCTGTAACTGGCCCTGTGATCATACTTAATACTGAAAGTCTTGTATCTGCCGCACAAAAAGTTGACGGACAATATTTTTATTTTGTCGATGTTAATGTAGTAAAACAGTATAGCAAAACTACAGGTATATTTTCGCCTAGTTTAGATTATAAAGTTTACATAGGTAGAGATAAATTACGTTTTCAATACACACATAGTGCGGATTATGACAGTAGAATAGATCCAGGATCTAGTAACATCATTGATATCTATGTATTAACTAACAGTTATGATACTTCATTTAGACAATGGCTGTCTGGTGCAAACATTAGCAAACCATTGCCACCAAGCAGTAACGAACTTAATAGTTTATTGAGCCCAAATTTAAATCTAATAAAATCTATTAGTGATGAAATCATATATCATCCTGTAAGCTATAAGTTATTATTTGGAGCCGCGGCAGATTTAAGTCTACAAGCTACATTTAATGTAATTATAAATCCAAATTCTGCGGTATCAACAGCAGATGTTACATCGAGAATTTTAATAGCAATTAATCAATTCTTTGCCTTGGAAAATTGGAATTTTGGAGATACCTTTTATTTCTCAGAATTATCGACGTATATAATAACACAATTATCTCCGGACATAACTAGTTTTGTAATTGTACCTAAACAAGCAGGCCAATATTTTGGTAGCTTATTTGAAATTATTTGTCCAAGCGATCAAATATTCATTAGTTGTGCTACTGCTAGTGATATTGTTATTGTATCAGGTTTAACATCCACTAACTTAAAAACAGTAACAGGCACAGCATTGACATCAGTAATTAATTCGCAAAATATAACCAGCGCAACAAACGGAGCATCGAATGGTTAATAACCCAACTGGAAATACAGGTCTTACTGCAAATTTACTACCAGGTTTTTATCAAACACCTGCTAATAAAAAATTCTTACAGGCTACTTTAGACCAATTATATCAACCAGGTTCAGTTAATAAGATTAGTGGATACATTGGTAAAGAAAATAGTAAAGCATCAACAGGTAAAGATATTTTCATATCAGCCGCAGATGCAAATAGACAACACTATCAATTAGAACCAGGTGCTACAGTAACTGATAGCCTTGGTAATATAACATTTTTTAAAGATTATTTAGATTTTATTAATCAGTTAAATGTATTCGGAGCCAATACTACTAATCATGCAAGAGTTAATGAACAAGAATTTTACAGTTGGGATCCGCATATTGATTGGGACAAATTAGTAAATTTTCAAAACTATTATTGGTTGCCATACGGTCCAGAGCCTATTAGAATTTATGGGCAAGCACAAACAATTATTAGTACATATACTGTACAATTACAATCTAACGGCAACGATAATCAATATGTTTTTACCCCCGACGGATTTACACCAAACCCTATACTAAAATTGTATAGAGGTCAAACTTATCATTTTGAAATATCAAGTTCAGGTAATCCTTTTAGTTTTAAACTATCTCGAGCAACAGGTACAACTGACAGATATGTAACCGATAATATTAACAATTACGGAATTGAAAAAGGTACAATAACTTTCACAGTTCCGTTAGATTCTCCTGATATCATTTATTATCAAAGTGAATCTGACATCAATCTTGGCGGCGCAATTGAAATATACAACATTGACGAAAACACCTATATTAATATCGAAGCAGATATATTAGGTAAAAAAACATATCAATTATCTAACGGTACAACTTTAAGTAATGGAATGAAAGTAACGTTTGGCGGCAATGTTACTCCTTCTAATTATGCCAATGGTGCATTTTATGTTGAAGGTGTAGGTAATGCTATTAGACTAATGCCTGAAAATATATTAGAAATTGTTAGTCCCTATACTGTATCAGAATCGATACAATTTGATAACACACCGTTTGATAAAGAACCATTTAGCGATGCAACTGGA